GCTCATCCACAGAGGCTTCGATGGACATGATGCCACTTGTTTTTGCTTTTGCCACAGTCTCAACTTGAGACTCGAATGAAGGATTCGCATATTCCCCAAAAGGAACGTTCACCGTAATCTCTTCGATAGGTCTACGATTCAATACGTTGAAGCTATTGATTGTCATGTTTACTAATTGAGGGATAAACTCTTGTAATGCTTCCACAATCGTGTTGCGTGTGTAGAGAGTCGTCTTCTCTTTCTCACGCTGTGCCTCAGCATTGTCAAGCTTCTTCACATCAATCCCAATCGTAGAAGGGCTCACGATACCTTGCAACGCTAAATCTAAAGCGGTGATGTAGGTTGCCAAATAGCTCTCGTGAGGGATGTTCGCTTGTTGCAATGTAATCTCATTGCTTGCTCCTTCGGCTCTGTCAGATGCTATCTTGATGAATCGATTATCGAATGCATTCGGCTTCATGAATGTTCCTGTTCGTGGGTCCCGTGGAAGCAACGATTCGGGAATATATTCTTTTGTTCGACCGCTTCGAAGTGCATCCATCCATTGAGACCATGACTCATCCAACGCATCGAATGTGTCCGTCTTTCTGTCAAAGATGGATTCGCCTCGACCTCGTTCCACATCAGATTCAAAGATGCTAAATGGCACACATAGAATCAAATGCTTGTCGAACGTGAAATCGTTGATGTCCTGTGTATATTCAGTCGAATGAATATCCAATTCAGCATCACCACGATAGAGCTTGTTCGTTACATATCCGAATCCATAATGTTCTTCTAGTGTATATGTTTGCTTGTTCTCATCAAATCGAGTGGTGAAGACGACCTCATGCAATCGCCCACGCTTGTTCTTGATTTGGATACGCTCACCGCTTACCCATTCAATGATTGGATATTGTGAGACCGTAGAATCGAACGAGATTCTGAATGCTCCATCACCAATCACAAGAGCATCTTTCACCGCCTCTTTCAATTGTTTCTTGAAGTCGTTATCTTGTGCGATATCCTCCCACAAATCTTCATGCTTGGAATCTTCAAATTCCAAATCATTCATGTCGTAGAGCACCGCATCTCTCAAGACCTTCACGATGATTCCCGGGAGTCCCGTGTGAATCTTTCTGATTTCTTGCCCCGGAGTTGAATGTGCACCCCAAAAGCTCAATCGTGTCGTTGATAGTTGAGAGTAAAGTTGTTGCAATTCGTAGGACTTGCCACGATACCAGATTCTATTCTTAGCAGCATTGTCCTCGAATGTCATCTCTTCATTGATGACAATCGCACTCGGTTGAGCTTTCTCGATTCTCAAAAAGTTCCTCATTCCATTTCTAATCATATTCACCAGCCCCATCTTCTATTTCTCCTCTCTGTTGTCCAATCATGTACTTGTATGGTAACCACGCATATTGATTCGCATTGATTGTGTGGTCGTTTTTGTCTTCGGGTGCTTCTTTCGTTTCTTGCCACGAATAAGCGTTCATTTCTTTGATGTGTTCCACACAATCTTCAACGACCAAATAAAAGCCACGAGCAATCCAACCAATTTGAAGGTTGATTCGGTCGATGACTTTCACTTTCTTGTATGCGTCGTTGAAGTTGTAGACGGACCCGAAATTCCGTTTGTATTTTATCATCTCGGTGATTGTCGCTTGGTCTGCCGAATCGATAAACGAATCACGACTGAATCCAAATTCCTCAGCGTTGCGGTCAAGGAACGCAATGAACATCTCGACCGTGTCAGAAGGAGCAATTGGCTTTTCTAAGTCCGCATTGTTGTAGATTTGTTCGGCTAATGTAACCAAATGCCCGTCATCCGTGATGCCTTGGAATATCATCGCAATCGTGTCTTCACTCTTTCTTGAGTAAGCTGTATCGAGCCCAGCTGAAAACATCACATAGTTGAATGTCTTCGCTTTGGCTTTCGTGATTACGTTTTTCTTACTGTCGAAGTTAGGGAAGACCAATCCTGTTGCTCGACCTCGAAGCCCTTGAATCTTGTTCTTGTACATCTTAGTGCCCACAGGAGCAGCATCAATCTTCTTTTGGATATCCTCTTTTGTCAAAGAGAGATTGTCGTTGAATGAGAAAAACCAATATCTCCATTTCGGGTTGTGTCGTTCTTTCAAGTCAGCCATAATCTCACGAGGAACATCCTTCTCGTACTTCTTGTACGGTCTTGAACGATTGATGAATTCCTTGTACACAGGAAGGTCAGGATTGTCGGGGTTGAGTGTAGCCATCATATAGTCGTTACGAGTAGAGACCTCACGAACAAATTCAATGTCCGATGTGTTTATCTCATCGATGTACACACATCCATATTGCCCACCAAGTGCCATCTTCCACTTGTCTGCGTTGTCGTAGCCAAGCACGTAGATGATTTTATCTTCGAATTTGATATGGGGGATTTTGTAGTCCTTATCCCCATTACCAAAATAAAAAGCATCTCGATGGATGTCGAGGATGCCATTGTCTTGATTGATTAAGTTCTTTTCAGCAACACCGACCGTCTTAGCTGCGATGATGTGGAACTTCTTCTTGCTCCTTGATACCATACGCATGAACTTCACGCCCAAGCCAACCGTGGTCTTGCCGGCGGCTGTCGTGCCCTCAAGGAAGTCCGCATCCACATTGTCTACTGTGTTGCAAAAATCGATGTATTTTTGAGATAGTGGGAAGCTATTCATCGAGCCCACTTCCTCCTAATTGGTTCACGATATCATCGAATTTCGGTTTCGATTCAATTTGAGCGTTGATGTCCACACGATCCGTGAACGTTCCATATCGCTTGCCTAGAAGTTCAGCCGCTCGTGTTCTCGATTGTACGTTCGGGACCGCTTGGATAACCTTTTGAGTCCCTTCACCATCAAGAACCAAAAGAGGCTCGGTCTTCTCGCCACGCATCACGCTTGTCAAATATTGAAGGACTTCTTCTTGTGTTGCAATCTTCTCAGATTCGAGCTTTGCAAGTCGCACATCGATGTAGTTTTTTATTGTAGTGTTTTGTAGTAGCTTATTTGCGTTAGTGTTTGCGTATTTTGAACTATAACCAGCCTTGATTGCTGATTGAGTCGCATTGCCCGTGATGATGTACTCATCCGCAAATCGTTGTTGTTTCAATGTCATTTTCGTCATTTTCCATCACCTCATTTCTATATTTTAACCAACAAAAAACCTCGGGAGTGGAGACCCGAGGAAAAAATAAATGTAGGAGTTTTCACATTATGACAAGATGATACCGTTTCTTACACCTTTTCACAATATCAATATATCACGTTTTTCTCGTGACAAACACCGTTTTCTGTCACTACTAGAATTTTTCGCCCAATTTGATGAGCAAAATCTCACACGCTAGATTGCAAGCGTTCATGATGACATTTCGATTCGTGAAGTGTTTCTTCGCAAGTGAGCGATAGTCGTATACATCATCGAAATAGTATTCTGTAACAAATTCTCTTTGTTTTTCATCAAGCTCTTCGAGAGTTTCTTCCACGCATCTCTTCCAAAAGAGACGATTCTGAATATATTTGTCACTCTCAAATCGAATGAGCTCGTTTTCCGCTGCTTTCGAATTCGTTCCCTTCGCACGGATCCACGCATTCACATCTTCTTCCTTATGGCAAAGCATATCGAATTTTCTCGATGTGATTTCTCGTTCATAATAGGGATACTCTCTGAATCGAATCTCAGCGATTTTCTTATCTTTCATTCAATACCTCCATTTCAAGAATTTGATTGAAGATGCTCTTCACTAGACTAATCGGGATATTCGAGCGATTGTTGTATCCATTCATTAGTTTGAAATTGATGTCGCTTGGTTTGTTTCCTGTTTTCAAATTTAGCTCAATGTTGGACTTGAATCTTGTTGGTTTTTGGATTGGATAATTATCATATTGATTGTAATGAGCTAGATTGTCATACGGGATTTTGAATCCGAGAATTCTGTCGATATATTCCCATATTCTTGAACGTTCTGGATTCTCAATGACATAATACTTCGGATTGTATCGTTTAATAATTTGAATCAAATTGAAAGCACATAGTTCACCATTGATTCGCTTCACAATTTGCCTTTCGGGAATATAAGTATATTTTTCATACTCGTGATAGTCTCGAATAGTAAATGGACTGAGTGGTGTTTGTGGTTCGAATAAGGATTCCTCGTCTCTCTCTTGTTTCCAACAAGCGTTCCCAATAATCATGTGAGATGCAATCGACCAAGACTCACAAGGAGGACTTGCAATGATGAGATCCGGTTGAGGGAGCTTGTCAAGAGTCTCATAGAGCTTGTTGTCTCCGAAGAGGTACGAATAATCAGCGAGATTCAAGTGAATGAAGTGATTATTCTTGTTCTCGATATCCAATCCCACAGAGAAGATTGTCATCTTTTGCCCCCCCTCATTTAGCTCTCGAACTCCTTGAGCATAGCAGCCATTTCCACTATCAAATAACGCCCAAACAATCATCCAACCAACTCCTCGAGTTTATCGACTTGAAATCCCGTCCAAGCTTTTTTTTGATTGTCAAATTCGTCATCAATCACCACCACAGGAAGCGATGTGAATCCATAATGTTTCAAGAGTTCAAACGCCCCGGGATTCGCTTCGATGTCCACATTTTCGTATTCGATTTTGTTTTGGTCGAGATACATTTTTGTGTACATACAATCCATGCATCTAGGCTTTGAATAAACTGTTAACATCAAAATCCTCCTTAGTTTCTACGGACATTCCTGCGATATGATTCGAGAAGAACATCGCACTTTTCTTCTTGTGCGTTGACATACTCACATAATTGAATGTGATAATGTTCATGTAATTGTAATCACGTTTTAATTCTGTTACATCTTCAAATTTTAGAGTGTTTCCATTTTGTAAAAAGATAATTAGTTCCATTTTTTTATTCCCCATTTCTATTTCATATTTTCTTTTATCGTATCGAAAGTCCATTCGACAACATTGGCAATCGTATCTCCAACCCATTCAGCGATGTCGAATACGATGTAAGCGAAGTTGAAGATGAAAACGAATAGGACAACGAATAAGAACGATAATATAATCCAACTAAACACCATCAATATCATAATGTTCATTCTTACACCTCGTTATCCACAAACAACTCGATGATTTCATCTCCAAACAATTCGATTGCACGTTCGGCATCTTGTTCATTTTTGAAATAACTGAAAGCATGTAAATGATTACCGAGCACTATATAGCTAACATAAAGACCATTCTTTATTTCCGAATAGGATATATAGTACTTTTTTTGTGTAACATTCGTGCAATCCGCCTTCCACCCATTGTTACATTCGTCTCTGAATGCTTTGAATCGTGATAGTAAACATCTTCGATCAGCTTCTAAGATAGCAGCTTCTTGAGTTTTAAAAGCGTTGTTTTGAAGCACCGCACTTTTATCGAGCTTGTGACTATCCCACACCTCTTGTGCTCTAGTCCCATCGAAATGTAATATCCAATATTCATCCCCATCCTCGAACGGGATTTTCATCTTCCACTCGTCTTCTTTTGGATAGAACAATTTATTCAACGCTTCGCCAATTGATTCGATGAACTTATTGAATCCTTCGCCAATTCGTTTCATTTCTTCCATTATCTTTTCGCTTTCGTTTTTATCATCCATTTTTCATCCTCCTTTATATCCAAGATCCGTTTGCTGCTTTCCCACACTTCTCTATACGCAAGCCAAGGGGATATGTACATGAATATATTTTCATCTTGTTTTATCACAACTTGCTCGCCATAGTGCCCATCGATTTCGATTGGTCCGTGTTTCTTTTCATAAGCTTTGATAATTTCATCAATATTTATAATCATTAGGGTCTAACCTCTTCGGCCATTCAACCATTTCGGGATTTTTCTTCACCCATTCATGCATTTGAATCGCATTGTCTATTGCCTTCAACGATGTTTCAAATCCAAATAAGAAAGCGAATCGTTCATTGTAGCTCATCTCTTCTAACTGTCCATAGTTGATATCTTCTTGGAATTGCTTCAAGGCTCTGTCATACATCGACATATCCTTGTACTTACAATGAGCCACAATCAAGTAGTGAACATCATCTTTCAATTTTTCGAATTCTATTTTCTCCTTCATCGTTTAGTCCTCCTTTTTTAGTCGTGTAATATTCGCCACAATCTTGTCTCTTGTTTGAGAAGAGAGTGAATACGGATCTCGCATGAATTTAGTCAACGATGTCACACTAATGTGCATATCATGAGCAGCTTGAAGCATCTTATCGCTTGAATTCCCCATCACGCTGTATAGATAAGTGATAACATCCCCATATTCTTCAAGATACTGTTTGGACATCTTTCTTCGTTTAATTCTTTCTTGCGACAAGTCTTTGATGATAGAACCATCAATTTTGTGTGCTTGGATGAAATCCAACGCTTCTTTGATAGTGAGGAAGTGCATCGCCTTCTCAACGTATTTCGTGAATCGGTGTGTGTAGAGTGGATGAGCCTTTGCAAGATATCCTCTCATGCTTGAATAGTCTTCGATGCGTTCGAATAGGAAGTGAGGCTCTTAGTTTCTAACAATTACATAGATTTTAATGTTTTCCATACGCATCTATTCTCCTTTTGATTTCATTGATTGCATCTAATGTGATGCGATTTTTCCCGTTCACAAAGCTCCACACAAGATGATAATTGATGATGTTGGAATCTTTGATGAACTCACCGATTGACATCCCTGTATCTTTGAAGAAATTAGTGAGTTCTTCTTTAAGAGCTAAATCTTGATATCTTGGTTGGCTCTTGTTGAATTGTCGTTGATAGTATCCCTCTTGAG